ATGAAACTCAACAAATCTAATGTTGATGCTATTCCATTGACAGATAAAGGTCAAAAAATATATCGGGACTCGGAGCTCATTGGTTTTGCTGTTCGGGTAACCAATAAAAGCAAAACATATATCGTTGAACGTCGACATGAAGGTGAGCTATTTCGGGTAACGATCGGCAAGACCACAGACATTCCTGCTACAAATGCTCGAGCAAAAGCTCAGATGATTCTTGCGAAAATTTCAAATAATGAATATGAAAAACCAACCAGATTAAAAAGTGTTTCTAATCCTTTAGACATTACAGTGAATGAAGCGCTTCAAATTTATATTGAAAAAAATGACTTTAGGCCAAAAACCATAAAACAATACAACACATACTTTAATCTGTATTTAGGGTGGGGCAATAGAAAGCTATTTCAAATTACCAAGCAGGAAGTCTTAGATCGTTTTATTGAGGTATCAAATATAAGTGAATCATCTGCAAATGGATCCGTATCTCTTTTAGGTACTTTGTGGAAGTACATCCATGTCCTTTATTCAACAGATGAAAACCCGATTCTTAAAACCAATCCTGTAGATATCATTTCTGTAACTAGAGGTTGGAACAAAATTGGCAGTAGAGATAGGCATCTTCACAAAGACATTATTCACAAATATTACAACGCAGTACTCAACTATGAAGATGAGGTGAATCTTGAAAATACAGCAAGATCAAATACTCACCGAGATATTGTATTAATGTGCATGTATACGGGATGCCGTAAACAAGAGGCATGTTGTTTAAAGTGGAGTGATGTAAATATTAATAATGGCACCTTAACTTTTAGAGATACCAAAAACGGTACAGATCATACTTTCCCAATTGGTGATCATTTACATAGTATTTTGCGAGAACGTTGGTTATTAAAAGAAAACGATTGGGTGTTCCCGGCAACAAAGATGCCTACCTCATGGAATATGCATGCTACAAAAGTAGATACACTATTAAATCGAGTTGGTGAGCAGGTTGACTATTACGTATCAATGCATGATTTCCGTCGTACATTTGCCTCTATTTGCAATCTATTAAGATTTAATATCTATGTGACAAAAAGACTGCTGAATCATACTGCTCGTCCAAGAATAGACGTTACAGGTGGATATGTTCAAATTCCTGATGAGGAATTGAAAGCATCAATGAATATGGTTGAAGCGGTATATCAAGGAAAAATTGATTGCTTTAACTATCAATCAGTTTGGGCGGAAAGGTTAAAAGAAATAAAGGCGGTATAACCGCCTTATATCGTAGCAAGTTGTGCTGTATTCAGCACGGTCTTGCTTTGCTCATACTTCAAAACATCCTTCTTTTTATATGAAACACGTCTACCAATTTTTGAGAAAGGCATAGATGACTGATCACAACGCATTCTTGCTAAAGTCCATGGTGAGCAATCCAGATAAAGCGCCACAACTTCTTGAGGAAATTTCTGTTCTTCATTTGCCATGATGAAGCGGTCTAAATATTCTTGCTGTTCATCATCAGGTAGATTTCTTAAATCTTTTAGCATTCACGCCACCATTTTATAAATACGTTTAACTTCATGATTCAGCTCATCCATTGCTGAGCGACCCTCTCTGAAATACTTCAAAAGCATTATCTTGTATCGCTCTTGAGCTGCTTTGTTCATCTCACCTTTATCGGCCAAGGTTAGGGTAGCTTTATTGCCTTTAATCAGGTTTACGCCGTGTGGTGTGCCTCGTCCGAGATAACCAGCATTAACATTGAACACTATGAACTTCTCGAAAAGCTGCTCGGGTAGCAGCTTTGGCTCGAAAAGAAACTCGGGAGTAGTCTGTTTCGACATTAGAGAGTTTCCTCCAGTAAATAATCAGGTTCACCTTCTGGTTGAGAAACTGTGGGATTTTCTAATTCAAAACGTCGTTTTCTCACATACCCCATAAGCTTCGGTTGAATCTGTGGATCTCGTGCAGCCACATCAATTTCAAGTGCATCCAAGGTAGTAAGATCTGGTGCATTTTGAATCTGAACCATTAGAGAAGGTGGTTCACTCTCTAAGGGTGTTTCATCCGCTAGTTCAGTTAAACGCTTATGAGTAGCTTTAAGCAAAGGATCCATTTGTTTATCAGACCAAGTACGGGTGTATCGATAAACTGCGTTTACTTCTGCTGGTGTTTTCGACTCTTTTACACGTTGGAGCAGGGCATCTAAAGCCTTCTCATATTCAATATCGGTTTCAGGTTCCATAGTAACTGGAGTTAATAGATCCTCAGAAGTGGTTACATTTGTTTTTTCGGTAACAACAATTGTAGGCTGTTTTTCTGTAGGAAAAACTTCAGAAGGTATTACTTTAGTTGGTGTCTCAGCTTTTGACTTCTTACCACGTTGTTTCTTTGGTTCATCACCTAAGCGAATTACACTTAAGTCATCATTAACTTCAAAACCTAATGCTTTAGACAGTGCTTTTAACTGAAGCTTGGCGTTTTCTGCATCACGTTGAACAAAGCCACAGTTAATAGAATCAATTAATGCGTTAGTTTTAAAATCTAAAAGATAGACCGTATGTGAATATGTACTGATTACAAAAACTTCCTGTCCGTCTTCATACTCATCAATAGTTAATGGTTTTGTGAATGTGATTCCAGCTAATTCAATAGTTTCAAGCTGAATACAAAACTCGTAATTGGGTAGGCCAAATACCGTTGCAGGCATTTGATCAAGAGTACTAAAAGACTTATCAGCTTTAAGTGTTCCATCACCAGCGTAACGACAAAGAACAGTTTTACCTTTTTGAAGAGCTGCAAAAGCTTCAGATGCTGTCAGTAAATTAGTCATAAAAAGCTCTCCTATTAGTGATGTAATGACTGTTGTTGCTGAACTTGCTGAGGGTTGTTTTTAGGCGCCCAACCCATCTGATCGGCACGTGCTTGGCATGCTCTATTGATACCCGCCTCATACGTACTACCTTTAAACTTCTTAATTGCAGCATTTAAGATTTTAGTGTCTGGTGCATCTTTAATTGCTTTTAAAGCATCTTGATATAGTTGGTTCTGAGTACGGGGTGGCTTCTGGTTACCACCCTGAGCGGTTGTCTGGTTATTTTGATTTGTATTTTGACCTGCTGGGGTAGAGGCATTTTGCTCTAGATAGGCATAGTCATAGTTGTATAGATATTTACTTCCATCAAAATTACCGAGGTAAACATCAGCTGCCACACCTATAGCTTTAAACGCTACACCTAGAGCATCGGTAACGGCTTTTTTATAACCTTCATCTATCGCTACTAATTTGCCTTTGTGAATTTCAGCAATTGCTGAACCACCGTTGCCGAAAAATTCCTCACCCCAAACACCATCAATCTTTGTTTTTACTGCTACTTCAGCAAAAGCCATCATGGTTCCATCTGGAGCAGTTTCAGACCATAAACGAACATGTCTATAAGTCCAGCCATGACCAACAGGACCAAAGGCCTGAGTCATAGCCATCAATCGCCATTGAGGGTTAATATCTGATTTACCCTTTAAATAACCAATCTCAATCTTTTTAAGAAAATTGGTAGGCGTCTGCTTAACTGCATTCCAGATATGTAAGTTGTCTTTTGAGTTTTCAGTTGTCATTTTTTTTATCCTATCTTGAACCAGTGAAGCCGCGCTTAGTTTTATAAGCTTTGCGTTCAATTGATGAGATGTGAGAGTTACCCAAATCGATCGCCAACTTCTTTTTGCGTTGAAAGCTGATCTCTTGAGTTAATACTTCCCAAACTTTTGGATATTCAGATTGGAACTTGGCCACATCTAAAGGCGTCTTAACTGAGTCCTTGATCTTGTAAAGAACCGAGCCATTAGCATTTGATGCATAAACAGTCCAACCAATGCGTACAGAGTAGAGGCCTGTATTGTCTCGACCTAAATATGACTTGTAGCCGTCAGGATGCTTTTTGAAATTAGTCATGATTAAGCCTCCACCAACTTATTACGTTCGATGAAGCCTTTTAGAAGGGCATTGATATTGCGGTGATCATTGTAATCAGTGAAATCGCGGTAAGACTTGCCGTTTACATCCGTGATTTCATTAATTGTGAGCTGTGTTACATCAACAGCAGTAAATTCAGAACCCGGAACACCGTAGCTATCAGGATGGGTTTCAAAATCAAAGCTTACGTTTACTCGGAAGCCATCAAGTTTGATAACTGCAATGCCTGAGGTCTTACCTGTGATCTTTGCTGTTTGAACGCCGTAAGAACTAGGTTGAATTTGCGGCGTAAAAGCCTGAGTGTTTGTTGTAAAACTAGATTGAGCTGTCTTGTATTCACAAAAAGCTAATCCAGCAATCAAAACAAGAGCTGTAAAACCTGTTACTTTGATATGGTTGAATGGAATTGCATTTACATTCATAATTGATCTCGCAGTTTGCAAAGCACATCGAAAGGTCAGAGAGTCGGTGTGCTTTTTTGTTGTCTGTGAGAAAATATTAGCATACTAATATTGGTAGTCAATAGTTATGCTTAATAAATATTAGTTTACTTATTTATTGTTAAAGAAATAATTTAAAAAAGCCCACTTCAAGTGGGCAGAATTAGAATTTATATATTTTTAAAAATGGCAAGATTTTATTATTAAAATTAAGTTCTGTTTAGAATCAAAAGAAATGAGAAAAGACTTAAATAAATCCAGTACCAAATCTCTCTGATTAGTTCTCGGCCACCGTATGCACCAACTATTTCAAAGCACAGACCAGAAGCAAATAAGGCCATTAGAGCCAAAATGAATAACATTACTCCCCAATCGCTTAATCCATACAAACGTTCTGGCTTTTCACCTTCCTTTTTTCGTTTTATCCAGCTTTTAAGTGATCTGTAGTAAAAGTAAGATGCACCTATACCAAGAACAATCATGAAGAGAGAGGATGCTGGGCTGTTAGTTGATGGACTACCAGTCACTCTATATCCACTATAAATCGCAGCATTTACTTGAAAATTAGTAAGCAATAAAAATATAAAAATTCCAAAATATTTTAATAAAATCATATGAGTCTCGTTTTAATATTTAACCTCTCTATTGTGCCTAACGACTACACCTATTATTGATATTTCAATTTGTAAAGAGTTAAGTGTTGGAAAATCAGGGTTTAATGGAACTAATTCTATGATATCAACACCAAACTCATTCACGCCAATCACTCTATATTTTTTAAAAGTTGTTCTAGCTACTCCGTGCTGTATTTCTTGAGCAATTACCAGAGATCCAGGCTTAGGTTCTAAATATCCATCAACCACTATCTCATCACCAGGCATAAACTCTGGGGCCATGCTTAGACCCTCGACTTTTAATGAAAATACACATTCTGGTCGTATACCTTCATAAGTTGTCCAAGTTGTACCCAGAGGGTTTAGCCCATCGTAACCAACTTCATGAAATAAGCCAGCTTGCACATAATCTAATAGAGGAATAGCACATAGAGGATTGGCAGGTAGAGAAACATTACTTTCATTATGTTTTTTTGAAAAATTATTATTTTCAGATTCAATGCCAGTTTGAAGCCAGTAAGAGTCAACACCTAAATATTTAGCAATTGAAGGAAGGTGTGAAGAAGAAGAAACTAATCCATTTTCAAGCTGACTTAGAGCTGATTGGGTAATACCAACAGCCTCAACTACATCTTTTTGTGATTTACCAGCTTTTTTTCTAGCTTCTTTGAGTCTATTGCCAATCATAAAAAATATCCTTTGCTACTGATTAAAGAATATTAGAGAACTAATATTCAATCAAATTAGAATACTTATTGACTGAATATTAGAATGCTAATATTATTTGTTGTATTACTTATATTTGAGAGATGGCCATGGAAACCATTTACCAAAATCTTGTAGAGCATTTTGGTGGGCAAGTAGCCGCTGCAAAAGCTCTTGATGTTAGTCAATCAAACATTAGTGGTTACACATCAGGTCGTTGGAGTATGTCAGCAAAAGTTGCAATCAAAGCTGAAAAAGCTACCAACGGTGAATTTAAGGCAGTCGATTTGTGTCCTGCTCTAAAAGAACTTATGAACTTATCCGCTTAGGTAACAAGATGAGCAAATTATCAATAGAACTCTCTGCAAGCGCTAGAAATGATGCATCTCGCATATTGCATGGTCTTGATTCAGGTAATCAGAAAGAGATTGCTGAACAATTAAAGGTTGATCCAAGCACTATTACTCGACTTAAAACAGAGAAGAAAAACAATGGATTGAATGAAATTGAAATGTTTTGCGAGCTATTGAGCTTACTTGGTTTAAAGGTTGTACCAAAAGATTATCAAAGCATAGATAAAGAGCGAGTTGCTGCACTTTTAGTTATGTCTAAAAGCTGGATGAACCGTATCGAAACAGTGGATGACTTATTTCATGACGAAATCAGTGGTCAAAAGGAAAAGCTTGGATATTAAAAAAGCCTGATTTCGTGGATCAGGCTTAGTTAATTCAATTACTGGCTAGAGGAATCGAATATGCAAACTAATTTAGCAAATCAATCGACTAAAGACAATCTGCAAGAACAGAAGCGGCAGCAAATCATTCAGTCTTGGTATGAGCCAGCTCTAAAAACGTTAGGCGATTTACTTGAAAAGCGTAGAGAGAATTTGAGAAACCAAAACCGCGAAGAAAAAAATGCAGCGGTAAAACGTGATGAGTTTATGCAAGCACTTTCAGATCAGCACAGAATGCCACTTTTCCATGCTGGTCAAATCATTTCAAGTTTATATCGGGCTAAAAGAATCCGTTACTTAGGTAGCACTTTCATTCAAATGAATGAAGAGGGGGATAAATGAGCTTAGATGCAACCATTTGGGCTTTCAAGGCAGAAGTGAAAACCTCGAGTCAAAGGCTCGTTTTATTGGCTTTGGCTGATAGAGCGGGTGAGTCTCACAAGTGTTACCCAAGCATTAAACGTATGGTTAAAGACACCGTGCTTAACCGTAAAACAGTGATCAAAGTATTAGATGAACTTGAAGCAATTTCATTAATTAAATTTACAGGTGAAATCACAGGAAATGGTGTGAAGGTTTACCAGTTAATTGGTGTGCTGGGCCGTGAAGAAAATGATTTAACTAATCCCAAAAATGGAACTAGTACCAATAACGGAACTAGTTCCAATTTCGGTACTGGTTCCAAAAACGGTACTAGTACCAATAATGGGACTGCAACCAGTCCCAAAAACGGAACCGAGACCAGTCCCAATATTGGGACACAGAACCTATCAGGGAATCTATCAATAGAATCTAAAAATAAAAAAGCATGGTTGAGTTTAAAAAAACTTGGTGAAGAAATACTTTTGGCAACTGATCGAGAAACTTACGAGCAGATCAAAAACGCGACTTGGTTCGATCGGGAGTTACGAGCATTTGAACTCTACAACGCCGAGAGGAATCTTTGTGATGAGCTCATGAATTACCACTTTGCAGATTGGTTAATCAACGCATGTGGAAAATACCAAGCACGTGAACAATCTAAAAAACCAAATTCTGGAACACAGGTTCGAGTCCCGCAGGGAGAATCAAGCTCTCTTAGCTCAAAACAGATTTACTCATTTGCTCAAAAACTTTCTGTTCATCCAGAGTTTGCAAGCAAATACGCTGAAGGTAACGAGAGCTATGAACAACTTGCTGCACGTATAGCAGTGAAGCTTACAGATCCCGCGCAACAACAAAAATTAATGCCTTACCTCATTCAAGTTGGATTTCAAACAAAACGTAATGGAGAAATAGTATGAATAAATTCGAAATTTTGGCGTGGGGGTTACTCATTTCATTTTTTACCGCTGCTATTTGCTGCGCGGAGGTTTTGTGGTGGTTGGCGAGAAAAGAGGGGGAGGAAGTAAATAATGGGTAAGGTTTTAATAGGGGTTGATACAGGAGTACATACAGGCTTCGCTGTGGCCTTTGATCAAGGTAAGGGGGGAGTGCTTCAAGATGTAAGCTCGCTCACTATTACACAAGCAATGAGTCGTGTTTTAGAGCTAATTGAAACACACGGAAAAGAAAATCTAAAACTGTTCATTGAGGATGCGCGTTTGCGTACTTGGTTTGGTAATGCCGATGCACGACAAGCCCGTAGTGGTGCAGGTGTCCGCGAGGGAATTGGATCGGTTAAGAGAGATGCCCAGATTTGGGAAGATTGGTGCAAAGAGCAGAAATTGAAATATCAGATGATTCATCCAGCTGCAAACAAAACCAAAACTGATGCGAAGTATTTTTTAAAACTAACAGGGTGGGCGAAACGCACAAATGAGCATGCTCGTGATGCGGCAATGCTTGTATATGGGCGATTTGCAAAGTTTTGAATAGAGGGAAGTTAAAAGATGAATGCAAAAGTAAATAACAAGGTAATGGACTGGTCTAAACGTTCCGCTCATCAATGGTTAGAACAATATGGACTATGGGTTAGATCTACAAGTTTTAAAGTTTCTGCGAATCCTTTGGCTTTCCTAATTGACCAAAATGACACAACTAGAGTTCGTTCGAGCAAGGTTTCTATGCCTTGCAACATAGAAGATCATGAAGCGGTAGAAGTGAGTAAACTCTTGGCAAAAATGCATACAGATAATAGAGAGTTTTTACAAGAAAGAGCCTGGTTTTTAATACTTTATTATGAAAATGATTGGTCGTATTTAACAATTGCTAATGTGCATAGATGTAGTAAAGCTAAAGTACGCGCAGAAATAGATAAAGGTTTAGCATATTTAGATGGAAAAATAGAGGTGTTGCAATCTTGACAGTGCAGCACACTTGGTTTAGATTTGTGATATGGTGTGACGAAGTTATAAGTGTTGCACCAAAATGTTTTTTTAGCCCATTTGATAGATGGGCTTTATTATTTTATGTGTTATTAATATAAATATAGTTAATTCCATCAGAGATTAAAAAATGGGTACTTATAAAATTTTATATGCCTCCCAAAATTATGCTTTTTTTGCCGCGGCAGATTCTTCACATGAGTTTATAATTATTGAAGCATTAGGTTCCGATTTTGATATCAATCATATTGTTACTTACGACGGCATCACAGTTTTTAATAAAACGTTGGGTGAAGAAACTTATGCAATTGTTCAAACAGAAACCAATGAAAAAGGGGCAATTGCTTTCTTGAGGTCATTAAAATGAAAATTGAATTATTTTTAGCTGATTATATTGAAGATCAATACCAGTTTGAAAAATTACCTTATCATGGCTCTATACCTAATGAGTTCCATTCAAATGGTTTTACCTATACTCCTAATGAAATCAGATACCATGACACAAGATTTTTTCTCTATTGCAATCATGAGTTAAATGATTATGAACGAAAGAAGTTAGATTCTGATTGGCGGACTTACTGCCCTGAATAAAATCAAATTGCCGAGCTTATTACGGAACAAACGGGCCCCGCTAAATATCGATTATTGGCGGGGCTTATTACTTTATGTGTTAAGCTGCCATTCATAATTTTATGGATTAGCTCAATGTATATTTGTATTGGCGGTGATTTAGACGGTGAAGTTGTTAATAACCGTGAAGGGACTTACTTTGAAGCTAGTGAAATAGACTCAAACAAACAATCAACTTATAACCGTCAGAGTTATATTGTCGGTGAAAATACTTATAGATTTTGGCTTTGTGCTGAACTTCCATATTCTGAAACTACAAAAATTACCAATAAGTATCTAGCTGAAAAATACCCAAATCTTTCGTAATTTAGAACTTAAATACATAGAAGCCTGCCACTTAGTGAGCTTTTTAAATTTCTGTGTTATAAAAATATTTCCAATAATAAGGGGATAATAATGTTTAATAGAGAAACACTAAAATTAATCAACTCTGCAACTGGTGAAGAGAAAGAATTGAAACAATGTACAGTACAGCCAGGAAATATTTTTAGTAAGGATATAAAAGTACCAGTAAATGTAGGGGATACCCTTAGTAGAACTATTCCAAGTGGGCAAGAAGAAAAGTATAAAATCCTTGATGTGGTGGTATACACAAATATATTGGCTCATTATGAATTAAAGGTTCAAAGAGTCTAATTAAAAGACCTCCTTCGGGAGGTTTTCTTTGATGCACTGTTGCGGTAGAAAATAGATATAAAACAGTCGGGGGAAATCATAAAAGGTGTAACAAAGTAAAGTTTTTTTATATAATTTAGAAATTAAATTAAATATTTGAGTTCGAAATTGTGAGCGAAAAAACTAAATTTACAACTAGAGAGTGGATACTTTCTATAATAATAATGCTAATTATTGAGGCATTTATTTTTTGGGTTGCTTTTCAATTTGCAGGAAATAGTAGTGCACTAGGATATGTATCTTTTGCAGGAACTTTAATTTCAATAATTTTGGCTGTGCTTGCAATAGGCTATACTTATGTGGAATCACAGCAACAAAAAAATTCTAGTGCAACTTTTGCAACTCAACTTGATTCTCTGGTAAAAATTAAAGATAAGTTACAAATACAAGCTGAAGCCTTAGAAAATATTCAAAATCTAAAGAATGATATCACTGATTTTAAGGCAGAAGTTTTTGATCATTTTTCAGAGACTAAAAATAAAATTGAATCAAATAATGGTTTTATAAAACAGTTAATTGATGGTGGGGATGATGAAAAGAAAATATTAAATAATATTCAAGATTCAGACGTTAACTCAAGATTATTTGAAAGGATGTTTACTGATAATGAGATGAATATATTTAAAATTGGATATGTTATTGCTTTTGCATACATACAATCTACAAGACTAAATAATCCAGATGAAGATATTTGGAAATACATGAAAAATAATTCATACTTAAAAGAATTGTTTAACAGTAATAATAGTTTAGCATTTTCATTGTATGCTACGGCACTAGTTATATTTGATCTAAGTACTAAACTTCAATTATTAAATGACTCGGAAATTAATTCTAAAATAAAAGATAGATTTACAAAATATATAGAAGATTTGAAGCATTCTAATTTAGTTAAGGATGAGGAAATATTAAAAAATTATATTTTATCAATTGAAAATTGATAAAATATAATGAGTTATTAATTTTTTTGATTAACATAGTTGATAAGCTCTAAGTGTAAAGAATAGTCATTCATGCGGTGGCTTTTTTTTATGGGTGAAATATGGACGATAAAGAATATTTTTGGCTTACAAGAAAAAAAGTACCTAAAACCCAACCTAAAAGCAGACCATTGCCCAAGGCTAAAGAAAAATTTCTTGAAGCGGAAGAAACGTTATTTCAAGAACTTGAAGAGCATCGAATTGGATATCGAAGAAAATTTCAATTTGAATCAACCAAAAATTGGCGGTTCGATTTTTATATTGTGAAGTTGAATCTTCTAATAGAAATTGCAGGTAGTCCTTGGGTGGTTGGTCGCGGTGGTACAAAAGTAGCAAATTCAGTTAGGAAGTATGATCTAGCTCTAGATCGGGGTTATGTATTTGAGCGTCTTGAACCTCATCAAATTGAATCGGGTTATGCAATCAACTGGATAAAAAGTGAATTAGCGAGAATTGAAGATGGAACAAATCAGACCATTTCCTCCAACTGATTTTATTGATCAAGCAGATGAAGAGGAAGCGATTCGTATTGTACCTGCGCCCGATTTACAAAACTGGGTAGTTGCTAATTTTTTAACACTTGGTGGGCCACTGCACAATCCAGATCACGACCATATTGCTGAGCTACTTCATGACAATGAGAAGTTCTTAGCTTTTGCATGGGCATCAACTGCTTATACGAGAGCTAAGCGCATGGTGCTCGGCCAATGTGAAAGGGTTATGTTTCAACAGGGCGGCTGGAAGAAAGCTCGCCAAGAGCAGCAAATGCGTGATTGGTTCGGTTTCGTTCCAATTTACTTAATCACTATCGATGCAAGCTTTTGTGAAAAGGCTAACGATAGCGAGTTTTGTGCATTGCTTGAACATGAGCTATATCACATTGGTGTAGAGCGAGACTCGGACGGTGAGATTATTTACAGTGATCATACTGGCCTACCTAAGCACTATTTAGCTGGTCACGATGTGGAAGAGTTTATCGGTGTTGTTAAGCGCTGGGGCGCAAATGACAGTGTTAAGCGGCTTATTGAGGTCGCTAAAAATCCGCCGTTTGTTTCTGATTTAAATATTTCTAAATGCTGTGGAAACTGTGTAATTACCTGAGCCTTGAGGCTCTTTTTTTGGCTATTTAGGTTGACGTAGGTTGACAGGATTGAGGATATGGCGGCTCTAAAAAAAGAGGTAAAACTCTTTATAGTTCGCTCACTTGCCGTATTTAATACACCCACAGAAACTGCTGAGCTCGTCAACCAAGAATACGGGATAAAAGTTACTAAACAGCAGTGTGAGAAATACGACCCAACTAAACGGGCAGGTGAGAACCTAAGCGAAGAGTTAAGAAAAGATTTTGAAAAGACTCGCGAAATGTTCTTGGGTAAGCCTGAGGCAATCCCCATTGCAAACTTAGCGGTGCGTTTACAGCGATATGAAAGCCAATATCAAAAGCACAGTAGAAACCGTGTAGCAGCTCTAAGCATTCTTAAACAAGCCGCTGAGGACATGGGCGGCAAGTACACGAATAAGACTGAAATTACAGGCGCTGGCGGCGGTCCATTACAAAGCGAAAACATTACCTATGTGACTGCTACCGATGAGCAGGTAAGGCAGGCGATAGATGAACTCGAGAACGAATATTGATCCTGTTAAAACCAAAGCTAAGCGGATTAAATGTGAGAAAGAACATTTATTTTTCACACGTGCTTTTTTCTTGCCACGTATGGGCTTTAAGTTTTCGGTCAATTGGCATCATGAATATATTGCCGACAAGATTGACGAGGTAATTGCTGGAAAGGTTAAAAACCTAGTTATTAACGTTCCACCCGGAAGCGGTAAAACTGAATTACTAACAAATCTTATTGCCCGTGGCATAGCGCGTAATGCTCGATCACGCTTTTTGTATTTGTCTTTCTCACAGTCACTTGTGGAGGATGTATCTGCAACAGCAAGGAACATTGTTAAGTCAGAAGACTTTCAGAATCTATGGCCAGTAAAGATTTCTACCAGTACAGATGCTAAGTCTAGCTGGAAAACTACAGTTGATGGATATGACGCAGGTCATGTTTATTCTGCTTCGATGGGTGGACAGGTCACAGGTCGCCGTGCTGGTACATTAGCCGATGAAGGCTTTACCGGTGCGATTATTCTGGATGACCCATTAAAGCCTGAGGATGCATTTAGCCAGACAGCTAGACGTAAAGCTAACCGTAAGATCTTAAATACGGTCAACTCGCGTAAAGCTAAATCTGACACGCCAATTATACTGATTATGCAGCGTTTGCACGTTGAGGATCCGACTAACTTTGTGATGACCGGCAATGTGCCTGGTGTATGGGAACAGATCAGCATTCCCGCGCTTATCGATGATGAGTACATCAGTAAGTTGCCTGAAAAAATACAGAGCAAAATACCGCGAGATGTTGAACGTGATGCGAAAGGCCGTCAAAGCTATTGGCCATTAAAAGAATCACTGCAATCGCTATTGCAACTCGAACAAGGCGGACAGGATAAAGACGGCGCCACAGTGTCACGTTATACGTTTGCAAGCCAATACCAACAGGCCCCTAAAAAGCTCGGTGGTGATCTTGTTAAGGCTGAATGGTTCCCACGTTATCTAGAGTTACCAGTTCTTAAGTGGCGGGCTGTATGGGCCGATACTGCTCAGAAGGTCAAAAAGCATAATGACTTTTCGGTGTTTTTATGTGCTGGTCTAGGCTATGACAATAACCTTTACATCATTGATGTGAAGCGCGGGAAATGGGAAGCACCAGCACTTTTAAAAGTAGCTAAGGACTTCATTAAAAAACACAAAGATGGCAATACCCAAATCGGCAAGCTTCGATATATGGCCGTAGAGGATAAGGCGAGTGGTACCGGATTAATTCAAACCATTGCTAAAGAAACAACATTACCTATTCGGGCTATTCAGCGTGGCGATGACAAGCTATCGAGGACTATGGATGTAATTCTTTATGTTGAAGATGGCCGAGTTTTATTGCCATCAGAAGCACCATGGTTATTGAACTACGTTGAAGAGATTGAAGGACTCACCGCGGATTGGTCACATGACCATGACGACCAGTGGGATCCGACCATTGATGCAATTAATGATTCATTAGCAAGCAAGCCAACTGTATTTGATTAGAGGAAATTATGGCTGAAACTAAAAAGCCCGATGCAATTGGTGATTCAGGGGCGTATACAAACTTTGTCTCAAATATTGGTACCGAACGTGACAAAGCTTCACACGGATCATTCGTTAAGAAGGTTATTCCTGATGAGCAATTAGAAGCCGTATATCAACACTGGTTAGCTAAGCGTATCGTCAACCGCCCAGCAAGTGACATGCTCCGAGCGGGTTGGTTCTATGAAGGGATTCAGGATAGCGATTTATTGAAGCTTAAAGAGGCTTGTAAGGCTTTTAACTTAGATGGGGTGCTCTTATCTAGTTTGGTCCTGTCTCGCTTATATGGCGTTTGTTATGTGCTTCTAGGTACTGTGGACGGCGGCAACTTAGATCAACCATTTGATTTAAACAAGTTGGGCGTTGGCCGTTTAGAGTTTTTCACGGTACTCAAGAAAAAGCAGATTGAAGCCGATACTACAAAGTACTTGCAGCCAAATGAAGCAGGCGGACTACTAAAGCAACCTGAATTTTATAAGCTTAAGCTTGATGGAAAGTCTAACCAACGGATCCACCACACTCGCTTAATTAAATTTGGTCATGCTGATGTGGTCAATGAAGAGCCTGTAAGTGTTTTACAGGAAGTCTATGAAGATCTGCTAGATCATGCTGCTGTTAAGAAAGCCTCAGCAAGTCTTGTGCATGAATCAAAAATTGATGTGATTAGGACGCCCAACTTGGTCGATAAGATCAGAGAGGATATGAAATCCGTAGCTGAACGTTTTCTTAGTGTCGGATTGCTTAAGGGCTTAAACGGCATGATTGTCTTGGATAAAGAAGAGGAGTATGACTCTAAATCTTATAGCTTTGGCGGTTTACCTGATCTAATGCGTGAGTATTCGATTCAAACTTCTGGTGCAGCCGATATACCCTATACGATTTTATTTGGGCAATCACCTGCAGGTATGAATGCAACAGGTGAGCATGACACACGTAACTATTACGACAGTATCGCAACAAAGCAAACTTGGTCATTGAAGCCTTTCATGTTCAAGCTTTTAAAAGTGATTATTCAAGCTACCTTTGGTCGTCAGTTCCCTAGCTTAGATGTTGTTTTTAATCCGTTATGGCAATTGGATGCTAAGGTCCGTTCTGAGGTTGAAAAAGCTAACGCAGAACGGGATTCCAAGTATTTAGAAATGGGCATCATCACAGAGCCACAGATAGCAAAACAGCTTGTTATTGACGGTGTTTATTCAGTGATTGATGAAAAACATATCAAAGAGCTTGAGACAATGGTGAAGCTTAATGACAACCATAATTCAGATCCTGAAACCCCACCTCCAGCAGGCGAAGAAACGTAAAAAAGGTCGTAAAGCTTCCAAGCCTAGAGCCGTGCACGTAAATCGCCGTGTAGAGCTTTATTACACACGGCAATTACTAGCTATTTCAAAGTACTGTCAAGAACAAACTAAGGATTTAGTTATTCCTACAGTTGGCCAGAATATCGGTGATGCATGGTTCTCGGACATGATGACGGCTTTTAGGGATAAGCTCACAAAATATGTTGTTGAGATTTCCCGACCACTGGCCACAAAAGTTGTGACTGATACCCAAAAGGAAGTGGACAAGCAAATTGCAGAGCACACCAAAACAATTATTGGTGTGGATCTTACGCCGTTCTATCGAGCTGCTGACATTCAGGATGAAGTTGATCTAAACATCACGGCAAATGTCAGTTTTATTAAGTCTATTCCTCAGCAATACGCCGATAAGCTTGAAGTATTAATTACCAACGCTTTGCAGACTGGCCAAACAAATGAAGAGTTGGCAAAAGCGATTAAGCAACTAGGGTTATCTACTGATTATCGTGCACGACTTATTGCTAGTGATCAGATGGGCAAGATTAACGGCCAAATTAACCAAGCCCGACAGCTTTCAATGGGTGTTGAGACATACACATGGCAAACGGCTAAAGATGAGCGTGTAAGACCAGACCACCAACATAAGCAGGGCAAAACATTTAGATGGGATTCACCACCAGATGGTGGACATCCCGGTCAGCCTATCCGATGTCGGTGCACGGCATTACCTAATTATGAGGATATTTTGATTGAATAATAAATGTTAAATTACTAATCATTTCGGTTGGTGGGATAATGGGTATGGTGGAAAAAATCTATAATATTTTTACAATTTTCAATGCAAATGGTGAATGTAAAACATTATCTTATGTAATTCATGAAGTTAATTATCATAGTGATGCTGAAAAATTTGAATTCTTAAAAGCAAACGTAGAAAAAGATTATAAAAATTCATTAACTTTTCAGCCTAAAAATGTACATACACTGAAAGAATATAATTCATTTGATAGATTGGGAGAAATCATATCACCTCAATTGGAAGAGTTTTTCCAATTTGTTGGTGCTTCATCTAGCCCATTATTTATTCGAACGCCAATTAAAGAAGGAAAGGTTTTTTTTAATGCGACAACTTCACTGGATAATTACTCAATGGAAAATCTAAGACAACAATTAGGTATTAAAGGCTATCAAGATGATTGGTTATTAAAATATACGAATGAAGAAGGAATAAAACTTCAGGAGCTAATTAATGACGATTATATGATTGGTGTGAAACTTTTATTTAATAATGGTTTGTATGTTTCAGCTATGAAATTGTTATTGAGTGCTATTGATAGTGTTTCATACATTGAGTTTGGTAATGAGGGTAATGTATTTATAAAGTGGATGGATGAGTTTTCAGATTTAGAAACCATGGGGATAACTTCTTGTGAGTTATGGGAGTTAAGAAATGGTTTATTGCATATGACAAATCTCCACTCTAAAAAAGTAACTAATAATAAAGTTAGAAGAATATCTTTCTACGTTTCAAGCTCAAATGAAAAGCCTGATTTGGGTGGAGATAATATTTATTATTTTAATTTTATGGATTTAGTATATGTATTTAGCCGTGCTGTAGCTAATTGGTTGAGCAGTTATAATATAAATCGAGATAAATTTACAAAATTTGTTGAAAGATATGATGAAACCGTTTCAGATTCTAGAGCAGCGCGTTTGTAGCCTTTTATCAAAGTTTAAATATTTAAACCCACCATCCGGTGGGTTTTTTATTGGACGCAATTTATGAAAAATATTTATCGCTTCAAGGTGGGTGACTTTGCTCCAAGCGAATCCACACGCTCATATACACCAGAAGGTTATTTGAAATGCGTAAACGTTCGCTTGGGTAAAGCACCTCAGGTACGACAGTACTATGCGTATGAGTTCCCAAACTTAGAAGGCTTTTCAGCAGATCAGACTATTAACGTCTATACATCCGCAGAAGAACTATTTAAGCCGGCAGCGATTAAAAGTTGGGATGGTGCTGATGCTACTGATTATCACCCACCTAAGAATGAAATTAATGCTGCTAATTGGAAGGACTACCACATTGGCTATTGTGAGAATGTCCGCCAAGAAGGCGAATATCTATTGGGCGATTTGCTCATTAAAGATAAGGACAGCATTGATTTAATCCAGAACAACGAGCGATTAGAAATGTCGCTGGGTTATGGAGCCACATTAGTTTTAGAGCAGGGCACGGCGCCAGATGGCACGGTGTACCAAGCAAAGTTTATCAATTTTATTGGCAATCATGTAGCACTCGTTAAATACGGTCGCTGTGGTGGTGATTGCCGCATCGGTGACCAAAAGCAAACTCTACCAGAGGGGAAAACAATGGAAGTAATTGTAAACGGTATGCGTTTTGACATTGGCGATAACAAGCCTTTGGCGGATGCATTAAAGATCCAACAAGAGCAAATCGATAACTTAAAAGCTGCAAAGCTTAAAGTCGGGGATAAACAATTTTCGATCGGAGATGAGCTAAACGCCGTTCAAGCGGTTGTAGATAAATTGCATACCGATAAAACCACGCTTGAGCAGAAAGTCGGTGATCTGGAAAAGAATCAGATGACGCCTGAAAAGCTTGAACAAGCTGCTGCTGAACGTACAGCTGTTATTGCCGATGCTAAGGCATTGGTGCCAACAGTTAAAACCGAAGGCTGCACATGTGAGCAAATCAAACGCGATGTAATTGCGGCTAAAGCGGGTGATGCGTTGGTAACTGCCTTATTAGGTAGCGTATCGGTAGGCGATGCTAAGCCTGATCAGATCGATACAACTTTCCGCGCTTTGTCTGCCGTGAAGTCGACTACGCCAAGTAATGCAGTCGGTGACGCATTAAATCAACAGCAACAAAATAATCAGGATCCTAAAGAAAATACTGGTTATGACAAGTCTGCTGCATACAAAACAATTTAAGGGGAACTTGAATCATGGTTCAGCAATTAAATGCGGTAGTCGGTCAGCGTGGCCGTTTAACTGCCAAAGAAGTTGTACTGTCATTACCGCTTTCAGGCACAACTTTAGTTAACGACGGCGATGTGGTTGTCCGCACGACTGATGGCAAATCAGTAACGGCAGTTACTGGTTCTACACCAACACGTTTTGGTGTGGTTGTACGCCATGGCGTTGGCAAGACTGGCAAAACAGCAGCTGGGAAAGAAGCTTATAAGGCTGCTGACATGTTGCCAGTAATGTTTGACGGTGCGATTTGGGTTAAACCAACTGCGCCAATCACAGACATTACTGCTGCTGTTTATGTGAAAACCGCAAACGGTACCACAGCAGCGCCATTGGGTTCACTTTCAAGTGCCGCTACTGACGGCACATTACTACCTGGTGCAGCATGGGAAACTGTGACTGGTGCCGATGGTTTAGCCCTCCTTAATCTACGTGGAGCTTAATAGAACATGAGCAAATTAGTAAAAATGAAAGCACGCTTAACGCCGATTTCATACGCCATTCAGGCACAGGTAGGTGATGCGTTCAATATGGATGCATTAGCACAGCTTTTCATTAAGCTTGAAGAGCAAAATGAAATCACTCCACAGCTTCAACAAGTTCTGGACTATGCCAAATTCATTCCAGTTACAGATGTGAAGGCTGCATATGGTGGCGGTGAAATTCTCTCTCGTAAAAAAGGTGTTGGTATTGGTAAGGACCATGCAGGCACTGGTGATGATATCCCGCTTGCAGAAGTGGAATATGACACTGTGCAGTTACCTGTGAAAGTCGGTACGATCGGTTACCAATATTCGATTGTAGAGTTGGCAACAGCTCAGGCCATGAACCTTGCACTTGAAGCTGACAAAGTTCAGGCTGCAAACTTAGCTGCTGAAAAACATATGTCGAATGTGGCTTGGTATGGCTACACCACAGCGAATGCAAGTGGTCAGCTTACTCAGGTAAATGGCTTTCTTAACCAAACTGGCGTAACGGTAGTGACAGCTCAATATAACTGGGCTACTGCAACAATCGAACAAGTCCTTTCAGACTTTAATAAATCGCTTGCAGATGCTGCAAATCAGTTTGATGGTGATGCATCGATTGAACCTGATACCTACATCCTTGCATCGAACCAATATTCTAATCTAGCCAACCGTATTGTCGCTGACTCAGGTGGTAAGACTTTCCTTGATTGGGTAACTGAAAAGAATATTTTCGCTACTCAAGGCAAACCATTAACTATCCGTGGTTCTGGTCGTGGTAATGGCAAAGGTACAGCAGGTGCTGACCGCTCCATCATCTATCGTCGTGATCCGTCATGCATTCAGTTTAAAGGTAACAGCGTTGAATTCTTGACAGCGCAACCAAAAGGCTTAGATGTACTTGTGCCGGGTCACTACAAATACCAAGGCGTTTGGCTGAAGCGTGTTGACTCGCTTCGTTACTTGGATCATGCATAAGGAATAAAACTACATGGCTAAATATTCATACACATACAGCGGCTCTAATGCCGCTTTTGTTTTTGCTGGCGTAGCAACTTTGCCAGCAGGAATCGCCGTAGCACTTGAAGCTGCTCAGCATAAGGAATTGCAAAAGAATAAGTTTGCCAAGCATCTTGTTGAATCTGGTGAGCTTGAAATTCTGGAAATTCCAGAAGAAGAAACCAAAGCAGCTGGTAGAACTGGTGGTAAAGGCGGTAAACAAAACAATGCAGAAGGTGAACAGCAAAAGGCCACTGATGAAGCAGCTTTGGCCGCCGTGAAAGCTGAATTAACTGCGCTTGAAATAACGTTTAGTGACGACGAAACACTTGAGCAGCTACAGGCTAAGTTAGATCAAGCTAAGGAATAAGGTGGATATATGGACGTACAAACGTTTCGCCAGAAGTTCTCGACTGACTCGAGTTTAATGTCTTTGCCAGATGAGAGAATTCAGGATGCATTAGAAGAAGCTGATCTGGTTGTATCTCAAATTGAGTTTGGGGCATTAAAGGAACGTGCTGTAGGTCTATATGCAGCACACATTCTTAAAGTTGGTACCGTAAGCGGCAATGGCGCTGCTTTTGGTACCGCCTCAAGTATGACAATTGCCGGCCAAAGCGTGAGTTATTCAAGATCATCGAAAGAAGCTTTTTATGATCTCAGCATGTATGGCCAACGCTACCTTGCGTTAAAAAATTCCATTCCAATAGATGACGAAGGCACAAACCCTAATCGTTTAGGCGTTGGCGTTTTCGTTGTATAGGAGAGATCCATGCCTTTTAAATATCAGGCACCAAAAGGCTATAAGCCAACAAAGGTGGTTATTGCTGGTCAAAACCTAGATATCAATAACGGCGTTTTAGAATCTGATAATGACATTATCCATATTTTAAAGCCCTTAGGTTTTGAGCGTTTTGTCGAAGTGGTTGAGTCAAAGAAATCGACAGCCTCTGCTAAAGAGTAATTAAGCTATGAGCGATTATCGTGTTGATAGCAATGTCAACTTTGATGAGATGAATAATCGCGTTAGGTTTGAAATAAGACGCACGATTAACGCTCTTACTTTGCGCTTACAGCGGATTGTTCAGGAAGATATGTTGAGTGGCCAACGGTTGAACGTACAGTCTGGCCGCTTGCGTGGATCCGTTTCATCTAAAGTGGATGAGGATAAAGATTCGATAGAAGGAACGGTTGGAGCTGGTGGTGCGTTGGTACCTTATGCACCTGCACATGAGTTTGGCTTAAATGGTTCTTTGGGGGTTAAAGTCCATTTAAGAACAATTAAGCAGGCTTTTGGCCGACCTATATCACCGGTTCAAGTCAATATTAAGGCTCACTCACGTAATGTTCGTTTTAGAGAACTGCGCTTCATGCGTGATTCACTGGATATTGTAGCCAAGATTGTGCCGAAAAATATTGATGCAGCAATTGAGAGAGGTTTAGCAGGTGAATAGCGAAGCAATCTATCAAGCGTTATTTGATCGGTTAAGTACAAACGTAGAAGGATTGATTACGGTAAGTCGCCGTTTACGTCATTTTAACCATGTAACACCAGAACAGCGCCCAGCCATGTTTATTACACAAGGCAACCAGCAAGAAGTACCGGTACATGGATTAGATTCAAAAGTTGAACTTGCTGCAGAGGTCTATCTCTATATCCATGAGGCTGATAGAGCTAAACCTCCATCATCACAGTTGAATGTTTTCATCGATCGTGTACGTGCAGCTATTCAGCCAGACCATCCGGATGTTAATGAATGTCAAACCTTAGGAGGTTTGGTAGAGCATTGCTGGATCGAGGGCACAGTTGAAGTATATGAAGCTGTAGAAAACATGCTTGATGATCAGGCGATTGCCATTATTCCTATCCGGATCCTCACAACCAATTAACAAAACATTCATTTAATGACCGCCTCTATGGCGGTTTTGTCATTTTAGAGAGGTCAAAATAAATGGCTCAATATTTATTTGGTGCCGGCAAGATCTTTGCTACACCGATTCAAGATGTTTACGGGCAACCGATTAGTAATCCCACACCAGTTGAAGTGGGTGTGATGCAATCCGTTGGTGTGGATATTAGCTATGACTTAAAAGAGCTTTTCGGTCGTGGTCAATTCGCTGTAGATGCTGCGCGTGGTAAAGGTACCATTAAATGTAAAGCTTCTTTCGGGCGTATTAACGGTACTTTGTTAAATTCCATTTTTTTCGGTGGCGTTGTTGCTGAAGGTGGAATTGAAACAGTTTCCCAAACCATTAATGGTGAAGTGATTCCGGCTGGTGGTACTGTTACACCGGTTGTTCCTAATAGCGGTACATATGTAAAGGATCTAGGCGTAACAGATGCTAAAGCAATCCCGCTTAAACGTGTAGCTTCAGCGCCTGCAACCGGACAATACAGTGTAGATGCTGCAACCGGTGCTTATACATTTGCTGCTGCCGATGCAGGTAAAACTGTATTTATTAACTTCCGTTATTCAGCAATGGTAGCGGGTGCAAAGTCAATCACTGTATCAAACCTAGATATGGGTTATACGCCAGAGTTTGCCGTTGACCTGCAACGTGACTACAAGGGTAAGTTCATGCACATGAATTTCTTCCGTTGTACCAGTAACAAACTTGGATTCAGTTCAAAACAGGATGATTACGATATTCCTGAGTTTGAATTCCAGCCTATGGCTGATGATCTAAACCGTGTTTTCAAAATCGATTTATCGGAGTAATACCAAATGCAATTTAAGCAAGTTGAAAACCCGCGAGGCTCAACAATTATTATTGATGGGCAGCCATTTGTATTTGCTCCATTGTCACTTGGTGCGGTTGAAAAGTTATTGCCGGCTCTTCAAGCATTTAAGCCCGATGATGTTGGTACTGTTATTGATGTTGCGTTTAAGTCGCTTAAACGAAATTACCCGGATATCACACGGGATGATGTTGCTGAGATGATTTATATGGATCAACTCACGGAAGTTATGGAAGCTGTAATGTCTGTGTCTGGTCTTAAAGGGAATGAGGACAGCGCTGCAGGTGGCTCGGGGGAATAGATTGGGAGGAGCTGTACACGCATTTAGTGCTGACTATGGGTAAAGATTTCGACTATGTACGTGATGAAATGGATCTACCTAGATTAAGAGCATTAAGTGCGTATCAACAAAGTAACCCTCCCGCACATATAGGAATACAACGTCTTTGTCGTATCTTGGAAGCTTTTATGGGTATCGAAGAAACTCTGCAAGCTATCACCGTTTCAGATGATGATGAAGACGATATGCTGGAAGTTTTAGAAAGTTTCCCTCAGGGTGGTTAAGGCCGCCCTTAAAAATATAAATGTGACATTAAGTAACCAGTTTGTTAAATTGTACGGACTTTATAATAATTGGTGAAATTATGACTCAAACAAAATTTTGTTATGCCTGTGGCCAACAAATTGATGTTCGTGCAGAAATTTGCCCTAAATGTGGTGTTAGACAGCAAGATGTTAAAACTACGGGGCAAAAGAGTAAGGTAGTGGCAGGTATTTTTGCTTTGCTTCTTGGTTTTTTTGGGGCACATAAATTTTACTTAGGAAAAGTAGGACAAGGTCTTCTTTACCTTATTTTCTGCTGGACCTTTATCCCAGCACTTATTTCCTTCTTTGAAGGAATAATTTATCTATGCATGTCCGATGAAGATTTCGCAAAAAAATATGGCTAATTAATTTGCCATAATCAACTATTTAAAGCCTTGCACTTGCAAGGTTTTTTTATTTCTCCATAGCCTCTTCAAAGGGGCTTTTTTTATGCCTGTGAGGAAGTTATGGCAAATAATAACCGTGTTGAAGTCCATGTCGGTGCCAAGACCTCTGAACTAAAAGAGGGGATGAAAGACGCAGAAAAAATAGTTTCAGATTCGACAAAGAAAATTGAAAATTCAAGTCAAGGTATAGACCTTAAAATAGATCTATCAGGTATAAGATCTGAACTTAATAATTTTGCTAACAACATTTCAGATAAGTTTAGGAATGTCGGCAATGATATTAAAGAATCTTTAACTAGTGGCTTCTCGCTAATTAGAGGTGGTTTTCTTTTAGGGATTGGTGAGGAAATTGCTAGAACTGCTGCTGAAGCGATTGGTGCAATACCTGAATTAGTATCTGCCGTTGGTAAAGCCTCAAAAGAAATAGAAATTCAATCAAGGTTGGCAAATGCAAATACTACTGAATTTCAGGAATGGGCATTTGCAGCTAAAAAAGTAAATGTTGAGCAAGACAAGCTTTCGGACATCATGAAAGATGTTAACGATAAGTTTGGTGATTTTATGCAAACTGGCGGCGGTGAAATGGCCGACTTCTTTGAAAAGATTGCCCCAAAAGTTAACGTTACAGCAAAAGAGTTTCAAGGTTTATCTGGTCCACAGATCCTTGAAAAATATTATCAGACTTTACAAAAGGCTAATGTTTCGCAAGCAGAAATGACTTTCTATATGGAGTCTATTGCTGATGACGCGACATTACTTGCACCGCTTTTAGATAATAATGCGGAAAAATTAAAAGAATACGCAAAACAAGCTCATGACCTTGGCGTCATTATGAGCTCAGAAGCCATGGAGTCTACAAAAGAGTTTAATACTGCTTTAGGAACCATACAGTCAACATTGCAAGGGGTAATGACTCGTATAGCTGCACAAGCCGCGCCAGCATTAACAGAGCTTGCAAATCGATTTTTGACTTTTGCAGTTGAATCGAAAGAAGGAATTGATGATTCAATAAGGTCAATTATTGGAATTTTTGAAAGTCTTTTCAGTATTTTAAGCGAGCAATTTGCAACTATTGGGGCAATTTGGAAAGATTTAACCAGTGATATTGGTGACGGTTCATTATCACAAATTGGCTTTATAGATGCTGTCTCAATAGTCCTGCGTGCTTTAGGTATGGTTGTTACAGGTTTTCAGGTGGCTGTTCAATCTGCATTTGCAATTATTCGCGCCGTTGTTGTGACAGTTTGCCAAGCCCTTATTATTGCTTTTAATGGCCTCATGGCTGGCTTTGATATGGTGCGCAATACCATTCAATTCGGTTTAGATGTTCTTCAAGTTAAGTTTCAAACTTTTGGTAGTGTCGTTAATAATATTCTTCACTTCAATTTCTCAGGTGCGAAAGCAGCCTGGGAGGGTGGATTATCTCAATTAGGTGGGATTACTGAACGATACACGAACCAAATGAAAGGCCGTATGGCTGATCTTAAAAACTCTTGGAATAATGGAGCAACAACAGCGGCTAATTCTCTTGTCACGGCTGGGCAACGCATTCTCGATGTTACTTCTGCAGGTGGTAAAAAAATTACCAACTATGTGTATAAGGATTCTACAAAACCAATAGAAACACCTAGTGTTCCAAAGCTGGGGATTGGGGCTCCACCACCAAGTACCAATAAGGGCATTGGTACAGGTGTTAAGGATGATAAAGGCGGATCTAAATCATCGGCAAAATCTAAAGCTGAGCAAGAGGCTAAAGAGCGTCAACGACAAGCTGAGCAGGCAGCGAAAGCGCTGGCTGATATTCGGTATAAGTATGCATCCGAAGAAAAGAAAGTCGCTTTAGATCTACAAAAGGCATTAGATGAGATTGAAAAATCTAAGATGACTGCCGATGAAAAAGCCGCCGCAAAAGTCAAAGCCGAAAAGGATGCTTCAGACAAGATCATTGCTATCCGTTTAAAAGAGTTTGAGGAATACAAAAAAGCTCGTGAAGAACAGATCGACAATTATCAACAGCAAGCACAGCGCCTTTATGAAATTGAGGCTGCGCGGATACAAGCTGAATATGATGCCAAGAAAATTTCAAACGTTCGCAAAGTTCAATTAGAGAAACAGCTCGAAGATCAATTACGTGAAATTAAGCGGCAGGGTCTTTTAGAGCGTTTAGCACTTGAGAACGAGCAAACTGGCGTTACTAGCAAACAGGGTAATCAAAACCAAATCACAAACAATATTTCTGATTTAGAGACAGATCAGAAAGTTGCAGACACTAAGTCTATGGGCTTAATCAGTGATGCGGAAATGAAAGACTTTGAGGCGAAGTTCGGTGGGTTTACTTCTCGGCTTGCAAACCTTTGGGATCAGGGTATTCAGTCACTCATGAATGGCACCTTAACTTGGAGTAATGCAACTAAAGCGGTTTTAGCTGATATGGGTGCATTTGCATTGCAATCGGCTACTAAAGAGCTTCAAGGCTGGCTCAGAATCCAAGCGATTAAGTTAGCTCGAAAGCTTGGTTTCGTTGGTGCTGAAACGGCGGCCGAAGCATCTGGGCAAGCAGCTCAAACGGGTGCAACGGTAGCAGGTGAAGCAACACGAACCGGGGTTACTGCTGCAGGTGGTTTGGCTCGTTTAGGTTTAAAAGCTGCTGAAGCTGTCAAAGGCATCATGATGTCAGCTTGGGAAGCGATGGCGGGCGCATTTAAAGCCATGGTTTCTATTCCTTACATTGGTCCAGTTCTCGCCGTGGGTGCCGGTGCTGCTGCGTTCGGTTTAGTTGCTGGTCTAGCTGGCAAGATCAAATCTGCTCGAGGCGGTTACGACATTCCATCAGGTGTGAATCCAGTCACCCAGCTACATGAAGACGAAATGGTTTTACCTTCTCAACATGCAAATACTATTCGTGAAATGGGTAAAGCTATGCGTAGTGGTGCAAGTTTTGGAGCAGCTGCTGCAGCTGAAGGCGGTGGAGCTGGATCTACTATTCATATCAGCGCAGTTGATGCAAAAAGCATTGAGCGTTTGTTAAAGAGAAATGGCCGTGCAGTCGCTAGTGGTTTGAATAGTTACGCTCGTGGATTCGGTAAGAATGGTAAATAAGGAGGTATAAGTGTCTAACGTATTATTTCCAGAATTACCCGGTCTTGAATGGGATACTTCATTAACTCCCATGTTCAATACCAAGATCATGACATCAATCAATGGCCGAGAGCTACGTGCTAGCTTTCAGGCCGCACCAAAATATGAAATCTCGTTATCTTATGCTTTCTTACGGGAAAGAAAGGAGAGAAAAGAATTTCAGCAACTTCACGGTTTTTATTTAGAGCGTCGTGGGGCATTTGATTCATTTCTCTATAAGATGCCTGAAGATAATCAGTTTGAATGCAATTTTACTGGCGATGGCGCGACAACCTCTTTTCAAATTTACAAGCAGATTTATTCTAATCAATTACCTATTGGGAATACTCAACCCCAATCAACAGGTGATATTGACCCAAACATGTGGAATGAATCTGTTTCTAAAACTATGTGGAATTCCAACATTGAAAAACCCATGTGGAATAGTGCCAAGGTACAAATTACTGAAAGTGGAAAAGTGATTTTATCGGAGCCATTGGAAGCAGGTGTGGAATTCAAAGTTTCTGGAACATTTTATTATCGGTGCCGGTTTAAAGATGATGAACAGCAATATGTCAACTTCATGCATAAGCTTTGGAAGGCTGGCAAAGTTGAGTTAATCGGCTCTTTAGGGACAAAGATATGAGACAAGCATCACCACAACTTATAGCCTTGTTAGATGCTGATCAGTTCATTATGGCTGATCTCTATACCATAACTACCATACAAGGTATTGAATATTGTTATACAAGCTATGATTTTAATTTGACGGTGCAAGGCAAAGAGTTTTTTGCAGATGGTCCTATTATTAGCCGAGAAGGAACCAGCCTTTCATTAGGGATCGAGGTAGATAATTTATCTATCACGATAGAGACGAATGAGAATACAAAATTTGGGGAAGTGCCAGTAGCTCAAGCTTTCCATAATGGCGTATTAGATGGAGCGCGCTTTAAGTTAGAACGAGTATTTATGGATATGCATACTCCAACCGATACAAGTGCCGGCACGTTAGTTTTATTTGAAGGTCGTATCGTTGAGCCTGAGCTTGATCGATATGTGATTAGCGCAAGTGTAGTTTCAGATGTGGACAATTTAAAGCTTCAGATGCCGAGAAACTTGTATACACCAGGTTGTTTAAATACTTTGTTTGATAATGCTTGCGGTTTATTAAGCGCTGATTTCGCAGTTAATACAAACATCGCCCCTAATAGCACACCAAACCGTATTCTTTGTGAGTTAAGCCAACCCCAAGGCTGGTTTACTCAGGGAGTTGTAGAGTTTTTAGAGGGTGCAAATATTGGTATTAAACGGACCGTACGATTACACGAAGCAGGTGCATTATTACTTACTCTACCGTTGTTAGATATGCCCGCAGTTGGTGAAGCTATTCGTGTATATCCGGGTTGTGATAAGCGTTTAGATACCTGTACTAATCGATTTAATAACCGCGCTCGGTTCCGTGGTGCACCTTTTGTACCAGTACCGGAAACATCAGTTTAACAAATTAACTTTAACTAAGGCCCTGATTCTGTCAGGGCTTTTTTTTGGGGTAAGGATATGGCAAATTTACCGCCAGCAAGTGATTTAATAGGCCCAAGCGTCACTGAAGCGCAGTTTAAAACAGCTTTAAAATTGTTTTTAGAAAATACTGCGGGTTTGGATTGGGTAAACCAGAACAAGGTTTTTAAACCTCTAGTTTATGGAACCGTTCCAGTTGACTTTAATACTTTAATTGAAGACGGTTCATTTTTATTTAGAACAAATACCATTGTTGCAGGTAGTGCAAATGCTCCTACAAATGTATGGGGTGTTCTACAAGTTTTTAACCTTTCCAATCCTTCCAGTAATCAGTATCTTCAAAAATTTACCGAGGGTGTCAGCGGGGCGGTATGGGCTCGTTATTACGGGACATCTTGGTCTGTATGGATTAAAAATCCAAGCCCGAGTGAAATTAATACTTTAATTTCTAATAATCTTCTTGATTCAAAATCATATACCAATCAGTTTGTAGAAAAATTTACTACAGCTGGCGGTATTTTCACTCATGAATTTAATGATTTGCTTGGCAACCAGATGGTCGCTGTATATTTGGATGGAGGATTAAAACTTATTGGCCTCGAAGGCACGGTACAGGAAGAAATTAAGGAATTAAAAAACCAAAAAGTTAGTGATGTTAAAGACACCTCTTTAACTCTTTTAAGAACCAAATTCGATACTTTTACGGTTGAAGCTCAATCTGCATTAAACATGCAAAAATATGCTCAAACAGGTGGAGCAGCACCAGCCCCGATAAATAGTCTCTATCCTCAAAATTTTAGTATCAATAATTTGTGGTTAAACAATATTTCCTTTAGCAAACCTGCATCCAACACCGTAATTAACACCCCTTATCGAAATAATGATGGGGTTTGCCATCCACATATCATTGAGTTTTATAACGGATTTAGAGGGTATCGCTACTTAATGCTTTTAACTCCGTATTATGACACTAAGGAACAATACGAAAACCCATGTGTTTATGGTTCAAATGATTTAATCGATTTTGAATTATTAGACGGATTCCAACAGCCTTTAGCTGATCGTCCCATTTCCGAGTTTGGCGACAATCATAATTCTGACAATGTTTTTGCTCATGATCCTCGATCGGGTGAGCTTATCGCAATATGGCGAGAAACTTGGCGTAACTGGAATGGAGAAGGCGAAACCGCAGACGCATGGGTAATGCGAAAAACAAAGGATGGCTACAACTGGTCAGATAAAGAATATTTATTTGGACCTTATAAAAACTCTACTGGAATGTATACCGCTGCACCAGCTTTTCTTTATGACCCTAAAAAAGATGAATGGCATGTCTACATTGGGATAGGCAATGCAATGCAGCATTATGTGAAAAAAACTTTAACACATGATGGGTGGGAGCTACCCACAACTATTTCTACACCCTCTGATTTTAAACCTTGGCATGTAGACGTTCGTTATATCGGAAATAAAGTAGTTGCTTTAGTTCATGACAATACAAACGGACAATTCCGCTTTGGGGTGTCTAGTGACTTCGTTAATTTCACATGGGCAGCAGCTTCAAATTACACAGAAACCGGAACGGATATGTATAAGGCTTCATTTCTGCCCGTCATTAATAGCTCTAACCAGCTGGCTTTTGATGTGATTTGGTCCACTCGTAATGTGTCGGCAAACGTAGCAGATAGATGGAAGCTTTTCATTAATCGTACAAACTTTGTTGATGCTGGAGTAACTATGTTATGAGTGTAATTATTAAATCAGAAGTAGCAGGTCTAGCTCGCCTAAGTAATAAATATGGATTGATGATTGATGATTGGTCTTTATTTATTGATTTTGAGTCAGACCGCTATTTAAAACAGGTTAATAAAGCAATAACTGAGTTAACCGGCACAATTGTGGGGGTTACCCGAAATTTAACTGGTTCGGCCCAAACAATGGACCGAGCAGGTAATAAAACAACTGCTTTAGCTAATTCCGCTAGAAAGTGGAGAGTGTCTGGGCGATATGGATTATTGGTTGAGGATCTGAGGACAAATTATTTTCTTAATAGCTCTTCGCCAATTACCCAAACTATTACTTTACCACCCTCATCGAACCCCATTGTTATTTCATGTCTGGGTAGTGGTGCCGTTACGGTAAGTGGAACAAATATTCAGGATAGTGGAGCATACGTTTTTCAAGATACACCTAAGGCCTTTTACATTAATGAACTGGTTAGCCATTCAATAACGGTAAATTGCATTGGTGCTTTATCTCATGTTCAAGTAGAAATTGCAGGGGGCCATGCCACGGCGACAAGTCCAATTTTAACGGGTGCTGCAGCTGTAACAAAGTCGCGTGATGTAGTTAATCTGAATAATACTTTTTTAGCTGATTCTTTAGGTCCCAATGGGCAATGTACTGTTTTAATTCAGACAATCCCAATGCCTATTTTGGATGACCAGAAACAGAGTTTTGAGAATCAAATGAGCTTATTTAGTACGACAACATCAGAAATTTTGTTAGCACTTAATCAGAAAGCAGGTACTCAATTACAGAGAGCTAAGGCTACTTATGCAAAATCAAATCTAATAGTTTCGGATAAGTTGAGTGAATCTATAAAAGCTCAAAAGTGGGGAAATGTAACTGCTTTAAGGTTTGTACCAAGTCAGTTTACAAATGCATGCGGTGGTGCCGTCAATGAGGTTATACCAATTGATGCCGGATTTATCCCTAATGTTTTGTATTTAGGGCTTGGTCATAGTTCACCTATTTCAAGGGCTGGGTTACACGGGATCGTCACAAAATTGGCAATTTTTCCACGTGCTCTAACCGACTTAGAGGTTGCTGAGGTCACTAAGTCATGGAACTAAATCAGGCAGCTGTAGAAGAAGCTCTTACATGGTTGGGTACGCCATACCACCATCAAGGCCGTGTAAAAGGTGTAGGTGTGGATTGCGGAACTTTGATTTGTGAGGTTTACGAGAAAGTAGGCCTTATGGATCATTTAGACCCGCGACCATACCCCCCTGATTGGCACATGCACCAGATGGGGCAACGCTATTTAGAACTCATCTTAGGTGTATGTGATCCAATCGAAGGCCCACCACAACCGGGCGATATTGTCTTATATCAATTTGGCAAGTGCATTAGTCATGGTGCAATTATCATCGAATGGCCGCAGGTCATTCACAGTTATCTCCATCAGGGAGTAATTATCCAAGATGGAACAAAAGGAAGTTTAGCCCGCCGTATAGCGGGCTTTTTTCGTATGAAGAGGCTGAAAGAATAATGGGTGGATTATTTGGCGGTACCACGATTAGTACTACTGATACCCGTATTAACTCTATGCGGATTCAACAATCAGCTTACGGGCTGTGTCAGCCTCTGGTGTATGGCAAAACCCGTGTAGCTGCCAATATGTTTTGGTACGGTGATTTCTTAGCAACACCACATACTACGGTTGAGAAATCAGGCGGCAAAGGGGGGAGCACTAAAACCAGCAACACAACATTTAGTTATAGTGCTTCGCTCATGTTGGGGTTATGCGAGAACCAGATTAAAAAGATTGGTTTGATATGGGTTGATAAAGATCAGTACATAACAAAGCAGGAAGGATCTATTACGCTAGATCCAATCGACCAGCTAAAGTTTGAATTATTTGATGGGAACAATAACCCGCCGTGGGGGTGGTTGGTTTCAAAGCATCCTGATCAAGCTATTAACTATCCATTTTTGGGATATGTAGCATGTGCTAATTATGAGATGGGAAATAGTGCCAGCCTTTCAAATCATAACTTTGAAGTGATTAGTACAATTACTTTATCGGATAGCATTGATGATGCTAATCCGGCTGATGTGATTGAAGACTTTATTACACATCCTCGGCACGGCGCAGCACCTAATTTAAATATGGCGGATTTAGAAGAGTTCCGCACATATTGCCGTGCGGCCAATCTCTTAATCAGTCCAGCATTCACCGAACAACGAGCGGCTTATGAAACAATCAATGAAATTGTTGAGGCTGTAAATTGTGCTGTGGTACCTAGTCCAGATGGATTAAAAATTAGATCCTTTGGTGATTCTGCAATTACAGGAAATGGGGTTACTTTTACTCCGGATCTCACACCGGTTTATCACTTAACTGATGATGATTTCATAAGTGATGATGAGCCGGTACGAGTACGCCGTAGCCGTGATACTGATGCTTATAATCATGTGCAGATTGAATACATCAATCGCTACAACCAGTACAACACGGAAACGACTGAAGCCAAGGATCAGGCAAATATAGAGATGTTTGGTCTACGTACTGAAGATCCAGTAGAAAGCCATTACTTTTGTGAGCCAAAAATAGCCCGTCATGCGGCGCAGCTTCGCTTACAACGTTTGCTTTATGTACGTAATGAATATGAGTTTACTTTGGGTTGGAAGTACTGCCGGCTTGAGCCGATGGATATTGTCACCATTACTGATGAAGCATTGGGCTTAAATCAATTTCCTGTACGTATTACACGTATTGAGGAAGATGAGTTCGGTGAATTAACTATTACGGCGGAGGAACTTGCTGTAGGTTCAAGATCTGCTATTGAATACGATTCACAAGCATCTAATGGTTATCAAGGCGGTAATGAAGAACCAGGTAATGTGAATGCTCCAGCTATCTTTGAACCTCCGTTAGATTTAACGGATGGAAAGAATCAAGTATGGGTGGCTGTGTCAGGTGGCATTAATTGGGGCGGCTGTAACGTTTGGGCCAGCCTTGATAATACGACTTATGAAATGATCGGCACTATCTATGGATCCGCACGATACGGTCAATTGGTTACTGCCATTGATGCAGATGATACCGCCTTACAAGTTGAGCTAAATACAGCAAGTCGTATCTTCAGCGGCACATTAGAAGATGCTCAAGCCGATCAAACGCTTTGTAAAGTAGGTGATGAGTATTTTAATTACCAAGTGTCCACATTAAACGGAACTGGTCTTTATACCTTAAGTGACGTTATACGTGGACGGTTTGACGATGCTCAAATTCACAATGCCGGTGAGCCTTTTGTACGTCTTGATCGGGCTATTTTTGAATATCCATACAATGAAAATCTTGTAGGTAAACAGATCTTCTTAAAGTTCACGAGCTTTAACGGATTGGAGCGCAAAGAACAGACATTAGATGAGGTAACAGCATACAGCTATACCTTGTCGGGCGGACGTCCTGCGGGTGTAAAGGGCTTATCACTTCAATCGCCGTTTGTTGGAACCACATTTAAAGTTCAATGGCAAAGTGCAACAGGTGCAGATGGTTATCGGGTGCAAGTCTGGTCGAATGGTGCAATGATTCGTGAAGTAGATATAACTAATACGGAATATAGCTATTCGATTGAAGATGCTAAAACTGATGGTATTGGCCGAGCTTATTCAATACGTGTAGCTAGTAAGAGCGGCGACCAGATCAGTACATATGCTGAATTAAGTATTAGCAATCCAGTACCACCAGTACTTCTAAATGTTTATACCGCTGCTACTGTTGATTCAATTACTGTGAATTGGGTGCCTAGTGAAGTACCAGACCTTAAAGATTATGCGGTATGGCTCAGCAGCACTTCCAATTTTGATCCTACAAAAATGCCGCCTACGTGGACCGGCACAGATTTAACAACTACTTTTGGAGGCTTACAACCAACAACCCCATATTACATTCGTGTCGCTGTACGTGATGTATGGGAAAACACAGTCTGGAACTATACAAATCAGATTACTCAAAGTACTTCTGAAGGTTAATTTAAATTAATTCATAGCATCTAATCGGGTGCTTTTTTTTGCCTACGATCTGGAGGAGGGCATGCATGAACGATCAAACAAATAGTGTAGTAGAAGCTGCTGCAAGTACGGCGGCTGCTACTGCAACAAAATTTACCTATGGCTATGTAGTAGGAGGCAGCTTGATCGGTGTAATAGGCAAAATTGATTGGGCCGTTGTCTTTTCAATCTTAATCGGTATAGCAACCTACCTAACAAATCTTTATTTCAAAAAACGAGATGAGAAGCGTAAGGACGAAATTCATGCGCTTCAAACGAAGCAATATGAGCTGACTAAAAAACGTTTAAAAGGGGATAACGATGAGCAGTGAACAAACAAGAGCCTATCTTTCATTTGCTCTTGTAGCATTAATGTTTGTATTGGTGATTGCCTTGTTTTTTGTGGAAATGCCACGTGAGAACAGCACTCAAATCAATACAGCCTTAGGTTTTATTGCGGGGGCAATGTCTATGGCTTGTGGTTATTACTTTGGTAGTTCCGAGTTAGAAAAGAAAAAGAAAACCGAAGAAACCAAGCAACTGTAATTTACTCAAACATAAAACCGCCTTAGGGCGGTTTTTTTAACAATCAATAATCATATTTAAGTTATTCTAAATCATAGAAAAAAAGACTAAATAATGATCGGTTTTTAATTGACGATAAGTACTGTAAGGAGTTTATTAAAAGAACAATAACTCAAAATGAGATTTCAAAATGAAACTATCAATAACATTTTCAATTTTAATTTTATTAAATGGGTGTTCTTTTATTGATCCGGCTACTTTTAAGCGTTCATCAATTGCTTTTAATAATAAAGGAGGTGGGCTTTCTGTTTGGAATTCTGATTTAACTGCTGCTGTAGAAAATAGAACGGGGCAGGTTTGTATGCAAAAAGCCTTAACTGCAAAAGCTTTAAGTAAAGAATCTGAGGTTAATATTTCAGATGCTATCGTAAAATTTGCTGCAGCTATTCCATCTACTACATCACCCCAAGAGCTAATCCACTACCAAGATAAGCTGTCTGAAGCTCTTGCATTGTTAACCACAACTACTGAACGAACTGCATTTTTGGAATCAGGATTATTTTATATTTGCCAGCTTTCTATTAATGACTCTTTAACAGATGAGCAGATATTTAAGCTAACGGAGACCCTAATTATAGAGTCAGCAAAAATGGATCCTAAAACGGGAAACTTTAACCATGTGAATGGACCTGCTATCGCAAATCCTAAACCACCAGCTAAGTGAAAATTTAGTTTATTTAATTTTTTAAAAACCGCCATTCGGCGGTTTTTTATTGCTTAAAGGAAACAGAAATGAATATTGAACAATATCTTGAAGAATTGATTCAACGTGAAGGCGGTTATGTAAATAATCCAGCGGATCGAGGAGGTGCAACAAAGTACGGTATTACTGAAGCGGTAGCACGTACTAATGGCTTTAAGGGCAGCATGAAAGATTTACCTCTTGAAGTTGCCAAAGCAATTTATAAGAAGCAGTACTGGACGGCTCCGCGATTTGACCAAGTAAATACAATCAGCTCAGCAGTAGCTGAAGAGCTTTTAGATACTGGTGTTAATTGCGGCACCGGATTTGCTAAGCCACTTTTACAACGAGCTTTGAATTTGCTAAATAATCAAGGCAAAGGTGGTTGGCCAGATCTTTCGGTAGATGGAATTTATGGCCCAGCTACCCTAAATGCTCTAAAAACCTATTTGGCCAAACGTGGTAAAGATGGCGAGAAAGTGCTTGTGCGAGTTCTTAATATCATGCAAGGCCAGCGCTACATTGAGATCTGTGAGCGTAATCCTAGCCAAGAACAGTTTTTCTATGGCTGGATTAGCAATCGAGTAGTGATGTAATTAACAAGCTTTAATCAATCCTCAACTGATTAACTTAATGATGTTAATCAGTTATGGTTTTTCAAATAAATATTCTTCTAATAATTCTATTAGTTCAGGCTTATTCATTTCATTCAATTGATGTTCAATAGCTTCTTTAGTATTAACTTGCCTATATATTTTAAGTTCTGATTTTTTGAAAGTTAATAAATCTATTAAATATCTAATATTATATCTATGTTGGAGTAATATGCTCATATAATTTCCTATGTGAATTTCTAATTTTTTTAGATTTCGTAACATTTTTATAGGTTCATCAGACTCAACATTATATCGATCAGATAATTGACTATCTAAATGATTTAAGAAGTATATATTTTCTTTAATTTGTTTGATTGTATGTCTTATATCAAAATCTAAATTCTCGAAATGTTCCTCTAGTAATCTATCAATTGAAAAGAGTTTGAACTCGCCTGGAAATACATGAAAGTACGGAATAAAGCGTTTTTCTTTTTTTATTTTATAAAGAGTCTTATAAAGATCTATCAACATCAAAAATGAGTAGTCAATAATTTGTATCTCATCATTTAACTCAGCTTTAAGAGCTTTTAATAGGCGCTTTCTTTCAAGTTTTTTTTTAAAATTTTCAATAAATGGTAGCGTAAGAATACCAAGGAACACCGTGACAAATGGTCCTAAAAGTGGAATTAAGATTTTTAGATCTACGCAAATTGAGAAGGTTTTAAAATATAAACAGCCCATGTGGTTTTCCGTAAAATCTAGAATTAATGATTTAAATTAATCGCTTATACTATCAAAATTGATTTTGATTAGTTTATATTGTTAATGTCATTTTGCATTTAATAGGAAAGCTAATTAAGTGATTATTATGTTGGATGGGTAAATTGGTCTGGTATATGGGCACCCATATTTTTATACGTATCAATCATATGTGGCTGAATTAATAGGGTTATACCAATTATTTCGCAATTCTCAAGTGTGCAGTTCTCTAAAACTAATATTCCTGTAATATAGCTATCATATGGTAAAACCAAGAAGCTGCCACAGGCGTGAAATTTATTACTATCTATTACACCACCAAATATTGCTATTGCTCCTGGCCCAACAATCTTACATCTTTTGAAAACCTTGTTTTTATGTAATTGAACTTCTGGTAAGTATAAATCTGGAATGTGTATAATTTGATCAATAAAATGTTCGGAGAGGGGGTTAATGGTTGATTTGGGTATTGAAAGTGACGCTAAGTAATTTGCTTTAATATTAAGTTCATTTGCTTCTGCAGTTTTTTTCTTCGATAAGCTTATTAAATACAGCATACAAGTATATAAGAAAGCAGAGATAATTGTGATGATTACCCATATAAATGGACCCAATTCACTTATTTCTTTTGAGGCTTTTGCTAAAAATGCTGTTGCAGTAGTGCCTGATAAGATCAAAATAAGGCTAAATATTTTCCATATTAGTTCAGCCCATTCGGCATTAACCTTGAAATTCTTAAATAATTTTTTCATCTATTTATCTAACTTTTTAAATTAATAAATTATAGTATTGTTTAATCGAGTATAGAAAAATAAAACATCCAAAGGTGTGAAATCATCCTAGATGAAGCTAGTCTATTTTCTAAGATTATTAGGCGACTATATTTTCAGACTTTGCTCCTGATATGTATTCAAGTTTAAGATCATCTTTTGCAAATTGATTAAAAGTAAATCCATAAGTTTTGGATAGAGAAAGCATAGATGCTAGGGTAGCTATTGAACTTGCAATAGGAAATCCGAAATTTAGTTGCGAATCCGTAACAATACCTCCTACAATTGCGGGAGCTTTTTCAATTAATGTAGGAATATCAGGACTTAAACTAACTTCCCAATCACTTTTTTTAATAACCTTAAATCTTTCTAAGAGCGTTTTATCCAATTCTTTAATTGCATTTTCAAATCGTTTAAGTTCAGTTTCTCTAATGGCATGAATAGGCTCTTCATATATTTTTTTCAATAATTGATCCATACTCTCATGAAGAGCAATAAGTTCACTATTTCTTCTTTCTTTAAAATTCAACAGATCATCAATACTAAAATTCCCTGTATTTGAGGGTAAAGGCAAGGAATTTGTAATCCTAAGTCTTATATTGTTTTGTTCAATTCGATGTTCTGGTAAAAATACAGGGCCTTTAGAAAGATGATTTATAGTCCAACTTTCTTTTTTTGCTTGCATTTTTGTTTTAGCGATTTCGCCAAATGCCCATAATTCATGTTTGATTAGATCCATTGTCTGTTTCTGTTGATCTACATAGGATGGATGAGGCGGGATGGACGATATATCTATTAATTCCAAAACCCCATTGTCTATTAGATCCTTATCAATATCTAATTTAGCACCTATTACTCCTCTGGGCATAATTACTTTATCCCAATATAAAGTGTAGTAGAGCATATCTTCTACCGTGCGATTTGAAGAAAATTGAACGCTCTCTCCATCAACTGTCATTTCGGCACTATGTGTAACCACACCTCTTATTATTGAACTTTTAGCTTTTAATACTCTTTGATCATATGTTCCACGTTTTCTAGCTTCACCCATTTTATATCCCTTTAATTTTAATTATAAAATTTATACTTAATTACTATACTTAATGCTTAATCGTCAACAGCTGATCCCACTTGAATGGATTCCTACTTAATTTATCCCTGCTCATTGACCAATTACGATTCGGTATAAAGCAGGGACCTACACCAATTTTTTTCTTTCCAAATTTACTATGGATGCCATCCATAGCTCTCATCAATTGTTCTTTCTTTTCTATCATTTCAAAGTCGGTTAATAGGTCATAGGTATGGCCAGATTTGGGCTCAAGTCCTGTCAGCACTACGCCGCATTTCTTGTATTTGATGCCTTCTTTAAATATATCTGACACCATCCTTACAGCTGCTCTTACGAAATCTGTTGTGCAATCTGTGGGTTCAGAAAATGCACCTGTAATAGACTTATTATAAAATGGCGCACTTTCATCAAATGGGCTTGATTGAACAAATACAAGTAGACAACCACATAGTGACTCTTCATCACGCAACCGTTTACATGCTTCTTGTGCATGCATTGCTATAGCTTCTCTCAAATCATCTAGCTCAGTTACTTTTGCTCCAAAGGAACATGATTTAATAATTTGTTTTTTTGAGGGCGGGGTGTCTTCAATTTCAATGCATGAGATGCCCTGCAACTCATTAATCGTTCTAGCCATTACAATAGAAAATTGTCGTTGCATTTCACGTGCTTCAGTACAAGCTAGGTCCAATACTGATTTGACTCCCATTGAATGCAACTTCTTTGCATGCTTACGACCAACACCCCAAACTTCTGAAACGTCGATATTCCCAAAGTAATATTCTTTGTTGCAGGGATCCATATTGACGAGATCGCAAACACCATTAAAACCTTGATTTTTCTTAGCTATATGGTTAGATATCTTTGCCTCCGTCTTGCTGCGACCAATTCCTACGCACACGGGCAAACCAATCCATTTCCATATTTGTTGACGCATTTGCTGACCAACTTTTTCTAAATCAAAGTTCTTCTCATAAGCTGTGAAATCAACAAAGCATTCATCAATAGAATAAGGTTCAACTTCTTCTTCAGTAACGTATGAAGAAAGGATCTTATGAAAGCGCCGTGACATTTCGGCATACATTATATAGTTGCTTGATAGCACTACTACGTTATGTTGTTGAACAATGTCTTTAATTTGAAAAAGAGGCACACCCATTTTAATGCCTAAAGCTTTTGATTCATTACTGCGAGCAACGGCGCACCCATCATTATTGCTGAGAACAATCACTGGCTTATTGTTCAGACTTGGGTCAAAGACTCTCTCACATGAAACGTACATGTTATTTACATCGATGAGGAAAAAGACTTTGTTTTCATGTTTCATGACTTAATGCCGTGTCATTTTAATGATATGAGTGACAACGCCCCAGATAATTAGTTCCTGACCATCTGCCAGATAAATATTTTTATACTCAGGGTTTTCTGCTTTAAGCCACTGACCCGATTCATCAATCATCAGACGCTTAACCGTAAAATCATTATCGATTAGTGCTACAACAATATCGCCATGCTTTGCATCTAAGCTACGATCGACAATTAGCTCATCATCAATTTCGATTCCTGCATTCAACATAGATAAAGATGCAACTTTGACTATAAAGGTTGCAGTTTCATTTTTTATTAAGTGCTCGTTCATATCGAGCGCTTTATCTACATAATCTTGTGCGGGGCTTGGAAATCCTGCAGAAATCTTTTCTAAAGCATAAGGGACAAGCATATGAGTTGTTGGTACAACTAGCTTAATAGACATAACATCAGACAAAGCAATACCTTGTGTAAGATAAGGCTTTATCTGGATAATGGATGGTGCAATTTCGCTCATAGAATATCCCCTAACTTGAATTTGTAACAT